TTTCACATCCGCAATTCCACGCATGAGGGTTTATGGCAAAGCCGAGACTTCCGGCAGCTAAGGCCGAAGTGCTGGGCGCGCACCTGAAGGACGCGGGCCGCTTCAAGGATCGCAAGGCACCGAAAGGAACGCGCGCTCTTGGCCAGCCTTACAAGATGATGACCGAGGCGGAGCAATCGGCGTGGCATGAATTTGCCGCCGAGCTGCCTTGGTTGAACAGTTCGCATCGTGCGCTTCTGCAACTGGCCTGTCGACTTCGCGCCCGACTGAATAGTGACCCTGACATGGGCGTGAACGCAATGCAGGCTTACTCGGCAATCCTGTCGAAGCTTGCCGCAACGCCGGTTGATGAAACCAAGGTGAGTTTCGGTGATGGCGAGGACGAAGACCCTGCCGATCGATACTTCCACTGACCGAGTAACGGCCTATGCCGAGGCGGTTCTGTCTGGTGAGATTGTAGCAGGGCCGCATGTTCGCAACGCCTGCCGTCGTCACATGGACGATTGCAAGCGGTCGGACATCTGGTTCGATCACGCGGCGGTGGTTGATGCGTTCGGTTTTTTTGAGGACGTTCTGAAGCTTTCGGAAGGCCAGTTCGAGGGGCAGGCTTTTACGCTGCAACCTGCGCAGGCTTTTATCGTCGGTTCGTTGTTCGGGTGGAAGCGGCCAGACGGCACCAGGCGCTTTCGCCGAGCCTACATCGAACAAGGCAAGGGTAACGGCAAATCACCGCTGGCTGGCGGTATCGGATTGAAGGGGGTTTGCGCCGATCAGGAGGCGGGGGCGCAGATATATGCGGCGGCATCCAAGACCGATCAGGCGCAGGTGCTCTTTCAGGACGCCTGCAAGATGGTGCGCGCGGCACCGGCCTTGACGGCGCGTCTGCAGTTCTCCGGGGGAGTTGGGCGCGAGTTCAACATTGCCCATATCAAGAGCGGTTCGTTTTTCCGCCCGGTTTCGCGTGAAGCTGGCAAGAGTGGTTCGGGGCCTCGCCCGCATATCGTGCTGGCTGACGAAATCCACGAAATGCCGGACGGCAAGATTCTGGAAATGCTGGAGCGCGGGTTCAAGTTTCGCCGTCAGCCGCTCCTGCTGATGATTACGAACAGCGGGTCCGATCGCAACTCGGTATGCTGGGAAGAGCACGAGCACGCGGTCAAGGTCGCGGCGGGCAATTACAACGCCAAGGATGGTGACGCCTTCTACCTTGGTGAGGCGATTGACGACACAACCTTCTCGTATGTTTGCGCGCTCGATGCCGGGGATGATCCCCTGAATGACCCCTCGTGCTGGATAAAAGCTAACCCGCTTCTCGGGGTGACGATCACCGAGGAATATCTGCAAGGGGTTGTCGATCAGGCCAAGGCGATGCCAGGCAAGCTCAACGGCATCCTTCGATTGCACTTCTGCGTTTGGACAGATGCTGAAACCGCATGGATGACGAGGGCGGCACTTGAGCCGTGCATCGTGGATTTTGAGCCACTGGATGAACATGGCGGAAAGACGGTTTTTCTTGGTGCCGACCTTTCTCAGGTCAAGGACATCACAGCGCTGGCTTATTGCACGCAGTCTGGAACGGTTGAGGCAGGCGAACACGCTGGCAAGCCGATCTATGACGCCTGGGTGCAGGCGTGGACGCCGGGTGACACTATCGCGGCCCGGGAGCTGGTGGACAAGTTGCCCTATCAGCAATGGGTGCGCGAAGGACATTTGAACGCCCCCAAGGGGCAGAGCATCAACTATCGGCACGTTGCACAGGCAATAGCTGAGGCGGTGCATGATTATGACGTCCGGTGCGTGGCGTATGACCGCTACGCTTTCAGCCGGATGCTTGAACCGGAAATGCGTGACCTTGGCCTGTCGGTGGAATGCGTGGAGCATCCGCAGGGCGGGACGAAGAAAGGCAAGGCGACCGAAGAAATGAAGGTGGCAGCACTTGCCGCTGGTCGCGAGCCTGAAGGCCTTTGGATGCCCATGAGTGTCCGGCAGGTAGAACAATTGATCCTTGAAGGTCGGCTGCGCATCCAGCGCAATCCTGTGACCATCTCGGCAATGATGAGCGCGGTCACTGATGAGGACCGCTGGGGCAACTACTGGCTGGCAAAGGAGCGTGCGGTGAACAAGATCGACGCAGCGGTTGCCCTTTGCATGGCCGTAGGGACGGCGATGGTTTTTGAGAGCGTGGGCGGTGGTGTCGACGACTGGCTGGAAGCTTTGCGCGGATGACCTACAAGCTGTCACGCGCGGCAGAGGCCGCTAGCCGTTCATGGGACAAGTCGCGGGAGCGGAAAGAGATCATCGGCATGGGTGCGTTGGCGCAATGGGCTGGCGCGTCTCGGCAGGATGGGCAGAACTTCAGGACCAACATGGTCACGCTGGCGCAGTATACAGACGCGCCGCGCGGCAATGCGATGGGCCTTTCCGCCACCTATGCCTGCGTCAATCTGCTTGCGGGCACGATCGCATCGCTACCGCTGATGGTGTATCGCACGGCACGGGACGGCACGCGCACGGTGGCCACTGACCACCCGCTCTATTACGTGCTGCACGACAGTCCGAATTACGATCAGACCTCGGTGGACTTTTGGGAGTTCATGTGTTCGGCGCTCGAACTGAGCGGCAACGCCTATGCCGAGATCGTTCTGCGCAATGATGGCTCGGTCTATTCCCTGACGCCAATCCGGCCTGACGCTGTGACTGTTCGCCGTAACGGCGGTCTGGAATACACGGTTACGGAAGACGGAAAGACCCGCAAGCTGGCGCAAGAGCAGATCCTGCACATTCGCGGGTTCGGTGGTGGGCCTCTTGGCGGTGTTTCCACCTTGCGCGCCTGTGGCCACACATTCGCCAATGCGCTGGCAGCAGAGACGTTCGCGGGCAAGATGTTCGGCAATGGCGCTATGCCGTCGGGCGTTCTGTCAACCGACAAGACACTGACAGCAGCGCAGCGTACGGAAGCGGAGCAGCTTCTGGCTGAAAAGTTCGTCGGCGCGATGAATGCCGGTCGGCCCATGTTGCTCGACAACGGAGTGAAGTGGGAACAGCTTACGATCTCGCCTGAAGATGTGCAGATGCTGGAAACCCGGCGCTTCGGAGTGGAAGAGGTTTGCCGGGTGTTCGGCGTCCCGCCCCACATGATCGGGCATACTGACAACAGCACGTCGTGGGGCACGGGGCTGGAACAACAGACGCTGGGCTTCCAGAAGTTCACGTTGCGCCGCCGGTTGAAGCGTATCGAACAAGCACTGGAAAAGCAGCTTCGCACGCCTGCCGATCGCGTGGCGGGCGTGACAATCGAGTTCAACCTTGAAGGCCTTCTGCGCGGCGATAGCGCGGCGCGTGCAGGCTTCTATCAGGCCATGACCAACATGGGCGCGATGACAATCAACGAAGTCCGCGCTCTTGAAAATCTGCCCCCTGTTGCGGGTGGCGATACACCAAGGATGCAAATGCAGAACGTCCCCATCACGCAGCCGGGGCAGGAGTAAGCCAATGCAGCGCACTTCATTCTCCTGGGAAGTCAAAGGAATTGACGAAACCGGATACATCGAAGGGCTGGCGGCGGGCTACGGCAACGTCGACTTTGGTGGTGACCGCATTCTGCCGGGTGCTTTCAGCAAGTCGCTTGCGGGGCGCAGCGGCGTTCCAATGCTTCTGTTCCACGATCAGCACCGCCCTGTCGGGAAGTGGGCCGAATTCTCGGAGACGCCTGACGGCTTGGTTGCGAAGGGCAAGATCAGCACGAAGACCCGTGACGGCGGCGAAGCTTATGAGCTGGTCAAGGACGGTGCGCTTGCCGCGTTGTCGATCGGCTATGACCCCACTGTGAAGCGCATGGCTGGCAAGGTGCGCGAGTTGGTGGAAGTTTTCCTGCACGAAGTCTCGCTGGTGAGCATCGGCATGAACCCGAAGGCGCTGATCAGCGGCGTCAAGGAAATCGAAGATTCTCGCAACCGTCTCGCAGCCGGGGATCGGCTGACGGAGCGCGAATGGGAAGGGCTTTTGAAGGATGCCTTCGGCCTTTCCAACTCGGAGGCTGAACGCGTGGTGCGCGTTCACAACCTCCGCATCGGTCAGGGGGAGCCTGACGAACCCGAGGCAGACCCGATGGCAGCTCTCTGGGCTGCAATGCGTGGCGCGCCGATCATCGACATGACGGGCGAATAGGCCCTCAATCAAGGAAACTGACATGACGACCGAAACCAAGTCGGTGGCCGAGCTGGCCGCCGAAACCAAGGCGCTGTTTGAACAGCGTTTCGACAACCTCAAGGCTCTCGCAGACGATGCGGTGGGCAAGGCCAATCGTGGCGAAAAGCTGACCGAGGCGGTCAAGGAACTGGCGGACCAGGCGCTTACCGGCGTCAACGAAGCCAAGGCCCGCATGGACGAGATCGAACAGAAGATCGCAGCACGCGGCAATGAAAGCCGTGGCGATTACAAGTCGCTCGGTGCGCAGGTCATTGCGCAGGAAAACGTGAAGGCACTGATGGCTGCAGGCAAGGGCCGTGCCTCGGTCGATGTCGATGTGAAGGCCATCATTTCGGGTCTGACCACCGATGCCGACGGTTCGGCGGGCGACCTCGTTGATCAGCAGCGCCTTGCCGTCGTCCCCGGTGTCGAACGCCGCCTGACCATCCGTGATCTTCTGATGCCGGGCCGCACGAACAGCAGCTCGATCCAGTATCCGAAGGAAACCGGGTTTACCAACTCGGCAGACACCCACACGGAAACGGCCGGCACTGCCAAGCCGCAGTCGGAGATCAAGTTCGATCTGGTGACTTCGAACGTCACCACGATTGCGCATTGGGTTCTGGCAACTCGCCAGATCCTCGATGACGCTCCGATGCTTCAGTCCTACATCGACGGGCGTCTGCGCTACGGCCTGAAGCTTGTCGAAGAAGACCAGCTTCTGAACGGCGGCGGCACCGGCACCGATTTGAACGGCATCTACACGCAGGCATCGGCCTCGACGGCAAACCTCGCGGTCGTGTCCTCGCCAACCAAGATCGACGTGATCCGCATTGCGATGCTTCAGGCAGCGCTTGCCGAGTTCCCACCGAACGGTGTGGTGCTGCACCCGACCGACTGGGCAGGCATCGAACTGACCAAGGACACCGCTGGCGCCTACATCATCGGCAATCCGCAGGACTCGGCGCAACCGCGCCTGTGGGGCCTGCCGGTGGTCGCGACGCAGGCGATGACGCTGGACAAGTTCCTCGTCGGCTCGTTCGGCATGGGCGCCCAGATCTTCGATCGTTCTGACGCCACCGTCGAAATCTCGACCGAGGACGACCAGAACTTCCGCAAGAACCTCGTGACGATCCTGGCGGAAGAGCGCCTTGCTCTTGCCGTGTATCGCCCCGAGGCCTTCGTTAAGGGCGACTTCAGCGACCAGATCACTGATCTGACCTCGTAATCGCGATTGTGAGGGGTGGGTCAGCGCTCACCCCTCCTTTTCTGAGCGCCGTCTGTGGCGGCTTTCTGGAAAGGTGAGCCATGAAACTTATCGCCAATGACACCGTGCGAATTTCGTCTGCGGGCGGACGCCTTGAGGCGGGTCAGGAATTCGAAGTCAGCGAGCACGAAGCGAAGGAATTGATCAGTCGCGGCATAGCCCGTTCGGCTGACGAACCTTCGCCGCCCAAGCGCCGCACCAAGAAAGGCAACTGACATGGCAAGAGGTTCCCGCGCAACCTATGGCGGACGCCGCGCAGCATCCCGCGCTGCTGATGCGAAGGCAAAGCTTCCGGTCAATTCGGTGGCCCCGGCGATTACGGGCACTGCGACGGTTGGCCAAACGCTGTCGCTCTCGACGGGTACATGGTCCAACACCCCGGATATTTACACGCGCATCTGGAAGCGTGACGGCGTGGTCATCGCTGGCGCAACCGGCGCGACTTACGTTCTGGTCGAGGCAGACGAAGGCGCTGTCATTTCAGCGTCGGTCAAGGCCACCAATCTTGGCGTTTCTGCGGTCGCAAACAGCAACTCCACTTCTGCGGTGGCGGCTGCGTAATGGCTGTGACCCTCGCCCTCGCCAAGCATCATTTGCGCGTTGATGGGACGGACGAGGACACGACCATTGCTGCGTATTTGGCAGCGGCTGTGGCGTGGGTTGAGAACTACACCGGCAAGAAGCTGGTGCGCGGCGCAGTGACCCAAGAGGTCGCGGTTCTCGCAAACCCTGTCGCGCTCTCGTGGGGGCCGGAGCCGGTTGATCTGTCGGTTGATTATACCGACGCGGACGACGTGGCCCAGACTTTTGATGATCTGACCATCGTTCTCGGGCGGGCTTATGCCTCTTGGCCGATCCCAAAGGAAGAAACGCCGATCACGCTGACTTATACGGCGGGTTTCGAAACGACACCGGCTGACCTTGATAGCGCGGTCCTTCTGATGACCGGCCACTTCTACGCCAACCGCGAGGCGGTCAACGTCGGTAACAATGTTACCGAGATGCCCCTAGCCGTCGAATCACTGTGCTGCCCTTATCGTTCGGTGCTGGTGTGACCCCCGCAGGAGGCCGCGACAAGCGCATTACCTTTGAGCGGGCCACCACCACCCGGACGGCCCTTGGCGGTGCTGGTGCGCCTTCCTGGGGCATTCTGTGCGCACGTTGGGCGAAGGTCACCTATGGCAATGGCGCTGAGCGGCGGAACGCGGCGGTGGAACAGGCAGTCCAGCCCGCTACGTTCCGTGTTCTGGCTGACAGCGAGACGCGGGAAGTTCTGGCAACGGATCGAATTGTGTTCGATGGGCTAGCTTGGGACATCACCAGCATTGCCCCGATCGGCAGACCTTCGGAGATTGAGTTCACCGCAACGGCATCACACGGATGACCCGGGCAACCTTCAGCGGCGGCAAGGAACTGGAGCGGGCGCTGCTCGAGCTGTCGACCAAGTCGGCGCAGCGGGTGGGGCGTTTTGCGTTGCGGCGCGCGGCCAACGAGATTTTGAAGGCGGCCAAGGCTGGCGTGCCGGTGGACGAAGGGCGGCTCAAGAAGGCGCTGCGTCTGCGGGTGGACCGGATGCGCGGCCGCAACGATGTGCTTTCGGCGCTGATCTATGTTTCGGGTTCGGCGTTCGATTATCGCCCGCGCAAGTCTGACCGGCGCAGTCGGGTGAAGGGCAAGCTTGGCCCGGCGCGCTATGGCTACCAGATTGGCACGCGGCCTGACGTTTACGGGCGGTTCGTGGAACACGGGCGTCATTCCCAAGGCGTGCGTGCGCGGCCCTTCCTGCGCCCTGCCTGGGATAATCAGGGCGGCGCGGTGGCGCTGGGCCGCATTGGCGATGAACTGTGGACCGGGCTTTCGCGCGAAGCGGCAAGATTGGCGAGATAGGGCATGGCCATGGAAGAGGACCTTGTCGCGCGGCTTGTGGCTGACGCGGGGGTTTCGGCGATCGTCGGTGAAGTGGTGAGCTGGTTTGAGCGTAACCGCGATGACCCGTTGCCCGCGCTGGTGCTGACCAAGGTTTCGCCCGGGCGCGACTACACTCACGCCGGGGGTGACGGCCTCGACGGGCCGCGAGTGCAGTTCGATTGTCTTGGCACCATGGGCGACGAAGCGGTGGCGCTCAAGCGCGCTGTCGTCGCCTGCATGGAGCCTGCCGCGACGGTGGGCGATACGATGTTCCACAACGGCTTCCTGGAAGGGGAGACGTGGATTTCGCAGGGCGAGCAGGACGGTGGCGAACCACTGTTCCAGCTTTCGCTCGATTTCATTTTCTACCACGAGGAGGCTTGAATGGCCGGAGATGCGAAGCCGAGCTTTGGCTCGATTGTAAAGCTGGGGACTGCCAGCAATTCCCTGACGGCGCTGGCGAAGCGGGTTTCGGTTAGCGTTCCGAAGCTGACGCGCGAAGCGGTTGAAAGCACGGATCATGGCAGCCCGGACGGCTATGCCGAATTCATTGCCGACGGCGTCACTGATGGCGGCACCCTGACGATCAGTGGCAATTACATCGCGGGCGATACCGACGACGATCTGTGCAACACGATCTTCGCGGCGGGCAACTGCTATGTTTCGTGGACGGCCAATGCCGCTACCGGCACCGAAACCTTCGGACCGGTGGCTGGCGTGGCGATCGAATATGGCCCTGACAGCCTTGAGGTGAAGGGCAAGCAGACCTTCACCCTGACCATCAAGATTAGCGGCAAGGCCGACCAGGCGGCGACGGTCTGACATGGCGCTGAAGCTCAAAGGCGAGGCTAGCTTTCTTCACGCCACGGATGATGGCGACGAAGAGCTGGTTATCGCAATCGACATCGCAACGATTATTGCGGTGGAACAAGAAACCGGTGTGTCGCTGCTCGCTTCGCACAACGGCATCGTCAGCATGGTCTACTGCGCATCAGTTTTGCGCCACGGCCTGGCCAAAGGCTGCGATCGCAAGATCACGCTGGGCGAAGCGGCCGAGATGCTGATGCTGGACGAAGGCGCGCACGCTGCCGTCGTCACTGCGTTCGAGGGCTTCCTGCCCAAGCCCAAGCCAAAGGGCGATACGCAAAACCCTCCGAAGGCGGAAGCGACTGGGACTGGGACGAGCTCCTGATCCAGTGGTGCGAGGCGGGTGGCGGGCCGGAAGACTTCTGGCACCAGACGCTGCGCACCGTCGTTTCCGCCTCCATCGCGTACCGGCGCCGCCGTGGTTGGGTGGCATGGCATGATGCCGTACTTGCCCGGATCGATGGGCAAGCGCTGGAACGCATCGGGCTGCACGGACTGACGGGCGAACCCGAGCCGCAGGTTTCCGACGAAGATCACGCCGAAGCTGAACTGCAGAAGCTACGGATGTTCAAGAGCCGCATGAAAGCGATGGGCATTTCAGGCCCGCCGCAACCCGCCAACTAGGATCAAGCTGCATGAGCGAGATGATCGGCCGCTTGCGCGTGGCGCTGGGGCTGGAGACGGCTGCGTTCGAACGCGGGGCGAAGCGCGCCGCAGCCGAAGTCGACACCTTCGGTAGCAAGGCGGAGAAAGCCGGCTTCAAGGTCGGCTCGATGGCCAAGGCTGTTGCCGTTGGCGGCGCGGCACTGGCCGGGTCTGCGATCGTTGCCCAGATCAAGGACATGGTGACGGCGGGGCTGGAATATGCCTCGGCCTTGGGTGAGCAGGCTTCGCAACTTGGTGTCACGACCAAGGCGATGCAGGAATACCGCTACGTCGCCTCGCAGACCGGCGTGTCCAACGAAGAAATGGACGCGGCGCTGGCCAAGCTGACGCGGACCGTGGGTGATGCCGCGAACGGCAGCAAGAAGGCGCAAGGCGCGTTCGATGCGCTGGGCATTTCGGTGCGCGATGCCAATGGCAACGTGAAGGACGCGGGCGATCTTATCCCTGAGATCGCGGCAGCGCTTGAGAAAATCCCATCGCCTGCAGAGCGCGCCAGCTACCTTGTCGACCTGTTCGGCAAGTCTGGCCAGAAGCTCGCGCCGTTGATGGCCGAGGGCGCAGGTGGCGTGCAGAAGTTGCGCGACGAAGCGGCCAAGCTTGGCGTTGTGCTTTCCGACGAGCAGATCCAGAAGGCCGACGCCACGGCGGACAAGATCGCGGAGCTCAACCAGCAATTCAACGCGCGGATCGCGGGCGTGGTGGCTGACAATGCCGATGCCATCCTCGAACTGGTGAACGCGCTTTCGGCCCTTGCCGACAAGATGCTGCGCCTGATCAACATGGGCGCGGCGTTCGCCAAGTCACCTGCAGGCAAGTTGCTCGGCAACCTTGGCGAGGCGGCAAGCTACCTCAATCCGGTGACGCAGGGCATAAAGCTGCTCGATACCGTCGATCGGGCGATGAACAGTAAGGGCGGCGCGGCACCGGTTGCGCCCAAAGCCAGCGTAAGCCCTGCATGGGGGAAGACGACCACGGCGCCGCTATTGCAGTCGGGTTCCGTCTACACTGGCCTGCGCACCAACTTTGCGGGCGGTTCGGCGTTGATGCCGGGCGCTGCCAGCACTTTTGCCGGGATGCAGCCGGGCAACGCGGCGGGCTTGTTCGCAGGGGCAACCGATGGGGCCGATGCACAACAGAAGGTCCTGCAGGAGCTTTCGCAGGAAGTCGAAGAAACCAGCGACACGATCAAGGTCTCTGCCGACGAGATCGAAACGGCAAACGAGCGGGTGCAGCGGTCGTTCGAGGAAATGGCAAACAACAGCCTCAACGCGCTGCAAAGCCTGGTGAGCGCAGTGCAGAGCGGCGATGTGGTTGGTATCCTGCAAAGCGTTTTGGGGCTTGGTCAGCAGCTGGGCGTGTTCAGTGGCGGGGGCGGGTTCGGCAGCGCTTCAAGTATCAACGCCGATGCCCTTTCCAGCCTTCGCGGATCGAGCCTTGCCAGCCTTCCTGCCTATGCCAGCGGTACAAGCTTTCACCCAGGCGGGCTTGCCATGGTGGGCGAACGCGGGCCGGAGATCGTCAACCTTCCGCGTGGTTCGCAGGTCTACCCCAATGGCTACGGCCCTGGCGGCAATACCTATTACCTGCAGGGCAACCTGCTGACGCCGGAGTTCTGGCAGCGCATCACCTCGCAGGATGTGCAGGCGGCGCAGGCCGGGGGCGAACTTGGCTATCGCAAGGTTCTGACCAAGGGTCGCAGGAGGCTCGCATAATGATCGAGCTTCCCGCAGAATTCGCGCCGCGCGAAGCCGCGCCGCAGTTGCTGGACTTCGGTATGCTGCTGCGTCCGGCATCGGGTGCGCCCGCGCTGAGGGTCAACCGCACCGGGAGCCGGTTCGCGCTGCAGGTGGCGTTTCCGCCGATGCAGCCGGACAAGGCACGGCGCTTCGTGGCGCTGATGCAGGTGGCCAAGCGTGAAGGCCTGCGCATGCCGTTCCCGTTGATGGGCATGAAGCAGGGCGGCGGCGCGGCCACTGTCGACGGCTCGGGCGCGGCGGGCACGTCATTGCCGCTGAAGGACATGACGCCGGGCTACATGGTCCGGCAGGGCATGTGGCTATCGGTGGAAGATGCAGACGGGACGCGCTGCCTGCATGCCGTTGCCGAGGCGGCGCGGGTAGCCAGCGACGGCACCGTGACATTGACCATCGAGCCGCCTTTGCGGGTGGCGCTGGTTGACGACGATGCCGTGAACGTTAGCGCGCCGACGATCGAAGGCTGGATCACCAGCGATGTGGCGTGGTCGCTTCCTGTGAACCGCATCGTATCGGGGCTGGGCTTCACTCTTGAGGAAGCTGCGTGATGCAATCCGTCGCGCTCACCGGCCTGCTCAAGATCGAACTGCCATCTGCAACAATCCGCCTGTCTGACGGCGGGCTGATCAAGTGGGGGGCGGAGACCTTCACTGCAAAGGACACGCTGTTCGGCACGATCGCCAGCTTCAGCGAAGTGAACGAAGGCGTGGGCGAGGAAGTGCCCGCGTTTGAACTGACCTTTGCGCCGCCGGAAAGCTCGCTGGCTGATGACCTGGCGTCGCCGGGTTACCAGACCTCGCAAGTGACGGTGTGGATTGCCGAATACAATCCTGCGACCGGTTCTGTCGTGGGCACGCCGACGGTGATGTTTCTTGGCCAGCTCGACCAGATCGAGCTTGGCGTTTCGCGTGACAGCCGGGACTTGGGCGCGACGGTGGTTTCCTTTGCCGAGCGCCTGTTCAGCCGCAACGAAGGCAACAGCCTGTCGGAAGCATTCCACAAGTCGGTCTGGCCGGGCGAGACGGGAATGGACGCTGCCAACGGGCTTTCGATCACCGTCAGCTGGGGCGCGGAGAGTTCCGGGCAGGGCTATATTTCGACGTCGGGTCCGGCGTGGCGGCGCCAATGGGTGGATATGTGATGGTGCCTGACCTGATCCGCAGGCAGCAGGCCACGCAGGCCACGCTGAACAAGTATCGCGCCAAGCCGTTCGACTGGAAGAAGGCGGTAACCTGCGTTCACATGGCGCGGTTCCACCTGCGCAAGATGGGCCACAAGGTTCCCGAATTGCCGCGCATCCGGGGCGTGATCGGCGCAACCCGCGCGCTGCGGGAACGGGGCTGGGCCAACGTTTCGGACATGCTCGACGCGCAAGTTTCGCTTGAGCGCATCGCCCCGGCATTCATGCGCATTGGCGATCTGGCCGTGCTGCCGGGTGACGAAGTGATGGACAGCATCGTGATCAACGCAGGCACCGGCAAGTTGCTGGGCTGGCACCAAGATTGGGCCGGGGGGATGATCGAGATGGAAGCCTCGCTCGATGATCTTCTGGGCGCTTGGAGGGCCTGATGGCGAAGGTTCTGCGCGTCGTGGCCAAGATTGCCGGGGTGGTTGCCGTGGTGGCGACTGTGCTGGGCAATCCGCTGGTTGCGGCGATTGCGACGGCAGTGGCGACGGTGGCGACGATCGGCGCGCAGTTGCTGGCCAAGCCGCCACCGGTTCGCGGATCTCCGACGCAAGTGCTGGTCGATACCGAGCCACCCAGACCTTACGTGATGGGCGAAGGGCTGATCGGTGGCGTCGTGCGCTATGACCGCGCCTATGGCTATGAAGACGACGTGCCCAACCCGTTCCGCTGGATCGTCATGGTCTATTCGGGCGTCACGGCGGCAAGCATCGCGGCCTATACCGACTTCGAGCCGGTGAGCTCATGGTATTCGGGCTATCTCGATCAGTACACGCAGGTAGGCGCATGCCCTGAAGCATCGGCGCTGATGCCGGTGGCGTGGCCGGGTGCGCCGGACTGGACGACTGCCAGCAAGCTTTCGGGCTGCGCGGCGATCGGGTGGAACCTGCACTTCGACAAGAAGGGCAAGCGCTTTGCCTCGGGCCTCCCGCAACTGCAGGCATATGGCCAGTGGTCAAAGGTCTATGATCCGCGTCTCGACAGCACGCGCGCTGGCGGATCGGGCACGCACCGGGTTGACGACGAGGACACCTGGGCATGGAGCGAGAACCCCGCGCTGCATGCCGGAACCTATGCCTATGGCCGCTATCAGAACGGCGTGAAGGTGATGGGCATCGGCATGCCCGACGCTGGCGTGGACTGGACCGCAGTGGCGGCATGGGCGAACGATTGCGAGGCCAACGACTGGACCATCTTCGGGCGCATCTTCGAACCGGCTGACCGCTGGGCGAACCTGAAAGAGATTTGCACGGCAGGCGGCGGCAAGCCGGTTTTTTCGGGCGGCAAGATCAGCTTCGACTGGAACCGCCCGCGCGTGACGCTGGGCACGATCACCGAGGCAGACCTTGGCGAAGGCCGCTATTCGAAGGTTGCGGGCCGGGGCTATACCGACCGCTACAACGCGATCATCCCGAAATACACCGACCCTGACAGCAACTGGCAACAGATGAGCGCAGGCGAAGTGAAGGTCGCCGCCTATGTCACTGCCGACGGTGAAAAGCGGCTGCAGGAATACCCGTTCAATCTGGTGAAGAACGTCGACCAGGCGGCGCAGCTTGCCCGCTATGTCATCGAGGACAGCCGCGAACAGCAGCCGATCGTGCTGCCCTTGCTGCCGCAGTGGCGCAATGCGCGGCCCGGAGAAGCCTATGCGCTGGATATTCCGAGCCTTGGTTTCAACGGCGAAACGGCGGTGGTGATTGACCGGCAGGTGAACCCGCAGACCTTCGAGGTAACCCTGACCTTCCGGCAGGAGAACGACGACAAGCACGCGGCGGCGCTGGCCACGGTGGGCGTCCCGCCAACGGCCATCGGCACGGTGCAGACCGGGCAGGACCGTGATGAAACGGCCTGGACAATTGGCGGACTGCCGAGCGATGACCTGATCTACGACGGCGGCACGGCGACGACATGACGACGACGATCAATATCCGCATCGCGCCGCGTGCCGACACCGCGGCGAACTTCACGGCGGCCAATCCGGTGCTCGCGCTGCGCGAGTTCGCCCGTGAAACCGACACCGGCAAGTTCAAGTTCGGCGATGGCAGCACGGCATGGAACAGCCTGCCCTACTGGACCGGCGGCGGCTATAGCCAGGCCGAGATCGAGGAGTTCGCCCGCGATGCGCTGGGGGCGGCGCTGGTAACAGGGGCAGGCATCACGATCACGCCGAGCGATGGCGGCGACACGATCACCATTGCCTGCTCGATCACGCAATATACCGACGAGATGGCGCGCGATGCCATCGCGGCGGCGCTGGTTGCGGGCATGGGGGCAAGTCTGACCGTCAACGACGGGGCCGATACGATCACCGTGGCAGCTGCGGGCGGGGCCAACCAGTACACCGACGCGGCGGGCGAATATCACCTGAACGCGACCAACGCGGCCAACCTTTCGACAGCGGCGACGGTGGCCAACACGTTGACGCTCTACCCGCTGATTCCGCTGGCCAATGCCATGACGATATCGGCGCTGGCGCTCTACGTGACGACGGGCGTTGCTGCGACGGGCGCGCGGCTCGGGATCTATGCCGACAACGGCGGCAAGCCGGATGGCGGGGCGCTGCTCTGCGATAGTGGCGCGCTTGACACGGCGACCAGCTCTACCGCGCGCGAAGGTGCGGTTTCGCTGACGCTGGCCAAGGCAACGCGATACTGGCTTGCGGTGTTGTCTGACGGCGCGCCGACGCTGCGCGGGATTGCGCTGGGATCGACCATGCCTCTGCCGGTCAGCACCGACCTTTCGAGCACCGGCGTGCGCAACCGACGGACGGCGAGCGTGACCTATGGCGCGCTGCCGTCGACCTGCCCCACGACGACCAAGAGCACAGCCGCGCACGTGGCAATCGGCCTCAAGATCGCCTGACATTTTCGGAGACAACTGATGACCAGCACCACGTTCGATCCGTGGCTCGATGAGCTGCGGGCGAAGCAGAAGTTCGTATCGATCGACGAAGTGCCGCTGGCTGTGCGCGGCGAGGCATGGAACTGGAACCTTCAGCTGGAAGGGGACTGGTCTGGCGCGACGCTAGAGGCGACGGTGCGCAGTGCGCCGGATTCGGCCAGTGTGCTGGCGACGGTGACGGTTGGCTCCGAGACCTACGATGCCGTCGACAACCTCACGTCCTTCCCGCTTTCGCTGGCTTCGGGCAGCGGCAGCAGCCCCGACAGCACCGGCCTGCTTTCGCCCGATGCCGATGGCGATGGCGTGGAATTCTTCCCGATGATGCTGTTCCTGACGCCCGATGGCGGCGATCGGGAACTGCTCTTCGGAACGGCAATCACTCTTGCAGGAAAGGTCTGACCCGTGGCGCTGATCCGGTTCAACAACACCACTGTCACGATCAACCCCGGTGGCTTCAGCGGCGAGGCAAATCGCGCGGTCCAGCGCGCCGAAGCCGCTGCAGAGCTGGCCGGCCAATACGCCAACGCAGATACCGATGCCGATATTCCGGACGCGGCGCCCGGTGAGCGTGGGGCGAAGTATTGGGCGGATCAGGCTGCTGCGCAAGTGCCAGCGGTGTCTGCAGAAGGCGCAGTGCAAGTTGCAGCAGTGCAAGCCGAAGGCGCTACTCAAATTACGGCGGTAGGAGACGCCGCCAGCGCTGTAACGGCAACTGCCAGTCTCTACGTCGACGCGCTTTCTACCGGCGAATACGACATCGAGTATGAGTCTGTTGGCACCACCACGCAGGCCAACCTCTCTTCAAATGTCGGCGTGCATCAAGTCGGTCTGATCAACGGAACGCACGTCTTTACCGGCGATGTGATCAAGGCGCTCCGCTGGCATTGGGCCTGCGCCTCGACCACCACCAGCGTCGAGATCAAGGTCTGGAAGCGCGATGTCTCAGGTGCCACGGGTGCAGGCACGATCAACAATGCCGCTCCGATTGCAACTCATGACACGCTAATCGCGACCTACACGACCACGCCTACCGAGATTGGCATTACGCCGGGAACTTCGACACCGGCAACGACGAGCATTTTGGTGCTTGCGACAGCTTTCACGATTGAAGCTGGCTTCGACTACATGTTCCAGTTCCGCAACCTCGATGCAGGCTCTGCGGTGGTGAACTGTGGCTTCAGCTACTTTGCCACGGCAGCGGGGACGCAGCGGCGCGCGGGCTTCCAGGCCCTGACCGCAACTCCGACCACGTTCACGTCGCTCACCACGACGCGCACCCCGGCGATCACATTGCTCAAGGCGCGTCAGAAGGCCACGCTTCCGGCAACTGACGCCACGCTGCGCAACCTGATCGACTGTCGCGACCGCGAAACGCTCTCGGCCATGAACCAGCGGAACGTGTCCAACCTCTACACCAACGCGGTCATGTTCCCGAACACGCTTTCGGTCACGGCGTCTTTCGTCGGGGACAGTTTGACCTTTGACGACATCGGGGCGTCCAATCTCCCCGGCGCTGGCTACAAGGCGACCGATGTTGCGGACAGCGTGACTTCGGGCACGGTCAACAACTACGGCATCAACGGCGAGACTTCGACGCAGATCACCACGCGCGTCTCTGCGCTTTCGGCGGGAGACAAGGCCGGTCTTGTCCAAGCGATGATGGGCACGAACGACCTCAACACCGCTGGCGCCCCGGCGACTGTGGCAGCGAATTTTGCGACGTGCGCAAGTGCGATCACCAATGCCAATTACCTGTTCGCCAGCGGGTATCACACTGGCATCGCTCCCAATGCAATTACCGCCCGCCGTGCATTCGACATGCGCCGCAGCACCCTTGCGACGTATGGAGCCAAAGCGCTCGACATGCAGGCCATGTGGGCGCGCTATGGTGCCGGTGCATCCGACTTCCTTG